CCGCGGGGTGACCTGCGGCGGGCGCCTTCGAGGCGCACGTCATGGCTCGATACCGGCACCCCAAGCACGGCTACCAAGTCTTCGGCTACGGCGATGATCTCGCCGCGCTCAAGGCCGCGGGCTGGGTGCTGGACGAGCCCACCCCGCCCTCGGCGCTCCCTCCGACCGTCGAGCCCGCGCCGGCTCCACCGGCCATCGTGCCCGAGGCCCCGCCTGCTCCGGTTCCCGAGCCGGTGGTTCAGTCCGTATTCATCCCCGAAGTCAGGCGCCGCGGCCGGAACACGAAGTAATCCGAGGGAACCTTGCGCTACGTCCTGAGCTTCGGCAGCGGCAACGCGGGATCGACGCCCGGTTTCCGTCACTACAAGGACGCCGCCACGCTTGCGGACGTGGCGCAGCCTCCCATCGGAGAGATCGGGAACGGCCAATACTACTTCGATGAGCCGTGGGCGAGTTCCTCCGTCACGTCGATCGCCTACGTGGCGACGCACGATGGGACGGCCACCGGCGCCGAAGTGGAAGGCGTTATCCAGGCGACCGACGCGGCTGCCGCGCTGACCCTGGCGGCGGCGCAGGGCCTCCTGTTGGTTACGGTCTCGGACATCATCCGGCGCTCGCTGAGGAACATCGGAGCCATCGCGGGAGGCGAGACACCCTCCTCGACCGAGGAGGCGGATGCGCTCCAGGTTCTCAACGCGATGCTCGACTCGTGGAACACCGAGTCGCTTGCGGTCTACGCGCTGCGCGACGAGACGCTGACTCTCACCGGCGCAGCGTCGTACACGATCGGCGCGGGCGGCGCTCTCAACACCACGAGGCCCGTGAAGATCGAGGCCGCCTACGTTCGCCTCGGTGGAAACGACTACCACGCGACGCTTGCCTCTGCCGACGCGTGGTACCGACTCGCGGCGAAGAGCACGACCGGCAGCGTGGCCGAGTGGCTCTACTATGAGCCGTCCTATCCGCTCGGCACGCTCTACCTCTACCCGCAGCCTACGAGCGGTGTTCTGCATCTCGTGACCCGGGTCCCGCTCGCGGCCTATTCCGCGTCCGACTCGCTGGCGCTGCCCCCGGGCTACCAGGACGCGATCGTCTACCACCTCGCGCTGCGGCTCGCGCCCGAGTACGGGCGCCCCGTCACCCCCGAGCTCGCAGCCCTAGCGCGCGGGGCGAAGGACAACATCAAGCGCGGCAACTTCCGGGTCCCGGTCATGTCTACCGGGTTCGAGGGTGGTCGCAGGGCCGACATCTGGAGCGGTGAGTGATGCGCGTCCCGTTCCTCGGCGGGTCCGGAACCCATCGCAGCGTGACCGTGAACGCGGAACGGACGGTGAACCTTTTCCCGGCCCTGACCCCGGACGGCAAGGCGCCGATGGTGCTCTACGGAACGCCGGGACTGACCCGGTTCGCCGAGACCGCCGCCGCGGCTGGGCGCGGCCTGTACGTCGCTGCGGGCCGGCTCTTTGCCGTGGTCGGCGCCACGTTCTACGAGATCAGCAGCTCGGGAGTTGCCACGGCCCGCGGTGCACTCCTATCGCCATCGGGGCCGGTGTCGATGGCGGACAACGGGACCGTGCTCGTGGTGGTCGATGGCACCCACGGCTACCAACTCACGCTCGCCACCAATGCGTTCGCGCAGATCACCGATCCAGACTGGCCCGCGGCGTCGCACATCGCGTTTCACGATGGGTATTTCGTCCTGAACAGGAGCGGCACCGGTCAGTTCGTCATCACGTCGCTTTACGGGACCGACGTCGACCCGCTCGACTTCGCCACTGCCGAGGGTGCGCCGGACGACACCGTCTCCCTTCTCGTCGATCACCGGGAACTGTGGCTGTTCGGGGATGAGACGACGGAGGTTTGGTTCAACTCCGGCGCGTCCGACTTCCCGTTCGCGCGCCTCGATGGTGCTTTCCTCGAGCAGGGCTGCGCCGCTCCCTTCTCGCCCGCGAAAATGGACAACGCAGTGTACTGGCTCTCGAAAGACCGAGCCGGACACGGCCACGTGATGCGAGCGCAGGGCTATCAGCCCCAGATCGTCTCGACCCGAGCGGTGGAGCACGCGATCCAGGGCTACAGCACGATCTCCGACGCGCGCGCCTACACGTACCAACAGGAGGGGCACTCGTTCTACGTGCTCACGTTCCCGACCGCGGATCGGACGTGGGTGTACGACGTCGCAACGCAGCTCTGGCACGAACGTTCCTCCTGGAGCAGCGGCGAGCATCGGCACCGCGGCGAGTGCTACGCGTTCGCCTTCGGCAAGCATCTCGTCCTCGACTACGGAAACGGTCGGATCTACGAGCTCGACCTCAACGCTTACACGGACGACGGCGAGCCCCAACGCGCGCTCCGGCGAACGCAGCATCAGTCGGCGGAGGGGCGGCGCCTGTTCTGGGCATCGCTCCAGGTCGACATGGAGCCGGGCGTCGGGCTCTCGAGCGGCCAGGGCTCGGATCCGCAGGCGATGCTGCGGTGGTCGGACGACGGCGGGCACACGTGGAGCTCCGAGCACTGGCGGTCCATGGGTCGTCTCGGGGAGTACCGTACCCGCGCCATCTGGCGGCGACTCGGACAGTCGCGCGATCGCGTGTACGAACTCGTCATCGCCGACCCGGTCAAGCGGGTCATCGTCGACGCCTGGGCCGACGTGGAGGCGCAGCCGTGAGCCTGGCTCCTCCTCCGCTCCAGGCGTGGATCGACATGCCGCCCGTCTGGCGGCGCTGGTTCCAGACCCTGTTCCTGCGCATCGGCGGATCCAACACCGACACTCTGGCCCCGCTCGCGTCGCCGGTCTTCACCGGAAATCCGAGGGCTCCGACGCCGGTCGCGGACGACAACGACACGAGCATCGCGACGTCAGCTTTCGTCCTTGGCCAGGCCGCGAGCTCGGCTCCGGCCATGGATGGATCGGCTGCGGCCGGCGATTCGACGCGGTACGCGCGCGCCGATCACGTGCACCCCACCGACACGTCGAGGTCGCCGCTCGCGTCGCCGGCATTCACGGGGACGCCTACCGCTCCGACTCCCTCCGCGGGAGACAGCAGCACCCGGATCGCCACCACCGCGTTTCTGGCTCCTCCGGCATGGACTGCGCCGACGCTCGGCAACTCGTGGGCGGACTACGGGCTCGGGTACAGCGCCGCCGGCTACTACAAGGACGCCGCGGGGACCGTTCGCCTCCAGGGCGCGATCAAGAGCGGCACCGTCGGGGCCGCCGCCTTCACGCTTCCGGCGGGATCGCGGCCGCTGGCGCTTCAGGCGTACGCCGTCCCGACCGGCGCTGGTCTTGCCACCTATGGCGCCGTCATTGTCGCCGCGGACGGCACGGTCACGGTGGCTGTTGGCAGCAACGCGCTCGTGCATCTCGCCGGCGTCTCCTTCCGGGCGGAGCAATGACATGAGCGAGACCGCCCAGACCATCGTGGAACCTCAGCACGCGCCGCTCTCTGCGGAGGCCCTGCGCGACAAGATCGACCAGCTCGAGGCGCTCATGCGTCGCGAGCCGCAGGTCGAGATCGAGCCGGTTCACCACTTCGCGAACGGGCTCTACGCGAGAGAGATCACCATCAGGGCCGGAACGCTGCTGACCGGAAAGATTCACCGGACCGAGCATCTCAACATCATCTCAAAGGGCCGGATCATCGTCTGGACCGAGGACGGCATGAGGGAAGTCTCGGCGCCGTTCACGATGGTCTCGCGACCTGGAACCAAGCGGGTGGGATACGCGCTCGAGGACACCGTGTGGACTACCATCCACGCGACGGCCGAGACCGATCTCGAAAAGCTCGAGGTGGAGCTCATCGCGCCGACGCGCGCGGCGCTCGATGAGAAGGAGGAGGCCCCATGTCTTGGGTAGCTACTGCGGTCGTCGGGTCGTCGGTGATCGGCGGCGCCGGGTCGTACTTCGGCGCCAAGGAGCAGGCCTCCGCGGCGCGCGCTGCGGCAGGCGCTTCGGCGGACGCGGCGCGGTATCAGGCCGACGTCCAGAAGGAGATGTACGACCAGACGCGCGCGGATCAGACCCCGTGGCGCGAGGCTGGGCAGAACGCGTTGACGCAGCTCACCGCCGGGACGGCGCCCGGCGGCGACCTGATGCGGTCGTTCACCATGGCCGACTACGAGGCCGATCCGGGCTACGCGTTCCGGCAGGCCGAGGGGATGAAGGCGATCGAGCGCAGCGCGGCGGCGCGCGGCGGCGCACTCTCGGGCGGCGCACTGCGGGGCGTCCAGCGCTACGGCCAGGGGCTTGCGTCGGAGGAGTACGGAAACGCCTTCAACCGCTACCAGACGCAGCAGGGAAACCGATTCAACCGCCTCGCTGGCCTGGCCGGCGTCGGTCAGACCGCGAACGCCGCGACGGGGCAGGCGGGATCAAACTACGCCAACGCGGTCACCGGCATCAGCCAGGCGAACGCTACGAACCAGGGCAACGCGATCCTTGCGGCGGGGAACGCGCGGGCCTCCGGGTACGCCGGGATGGGCAACGCCTTCGCGAGCGCTCCGACCAACTACCTCCTGATGCAGTCGCTCATGAAGTAGGGGGCGCGGACATGGCGATCAACTACGACCTCCTCGACACGACGCTCCCTCAAAAGCTCGGCGCGCTCCCGGGCAACGCGCTGGCGCAGTACACCCAGACGCGGATGCAGATGGAGGACCGGGCGCTGACGCGCGAGCACGCGGGGACGCAGAACGCCCTCGCAAAGATGCAGCTCACGCACGGACAGCGCGCGATGGACGAGGAGGACGCCTACCGTAAGGCGCTCGCAGGCGTTCAGGGCGGCGACTACGCCGCGGCCATGCCGGATCTCATGAAGGCGTCCCCAACTCGTGCGCTCGCGCTCAAGAAGAGCATGGCCGAGGAGCAGAAGTCGGGCGTTGAGGCCGCGCTCAATCGGTTCAAGCTCATCGATCACGTCGCCGGGCAGTTCGCGGCGAACCCGACGCGTCAGACCGGAGTCTGGGTGCTGTCTCAGCTCGCGGCGAACGGGACTCCTCGGCCCGTGATCCAGGAGATGAGCGCCAAGCTGAACGCGGCCCGGGACGAGGATCTCCCGAAGATGGCGCAGGCGTTCCTGGCGGCGACGACGGAAGGGATCAAGGCGCAGGCCGACCGGCTCTTCCCGAAGCCGCCCCAGCCGACCGAACTCGGCCGGCTCATCTCCGAGCGCGACGCGCTGCCGGAGGGCGAC